TTGCCGAAGGTTTCATCAACCCAACCGCCAAGAGAATCACGCCAACCCTGAACACTTCCCGCAAGGTTTGAACCGAAGATTGCATCAATAGCCGAAGCCAACGCTTGAAGAATTCCAAGCACGGTATCAGCCAAGCCGAAGAACAAGCGGCAAACCGCACCGATAGGATCAGTGAACACATTGCCGATAAAGTTTGCTACTTCTGCCACAAGGTTATAGATAAGCACGAACACATCTACAACCAAATTCCAAAGGGCAACAAAGATATTGCCTATGAACGCAAGGGCAACCATGAACGCCCCGCAAATAATACCCGTTGCGGAAACGGAAGTTCCGGCGAATTTATTCACCGCCGCCACCGCCGCATAGAATAGGGCTATCAGGGCGATTATAAGAACGATTATCCACACAATAGGGCAAGCATACAAAGCGGCGTTCAACCCGTTCTGTGCCGCAATATCCGCTGCTGTGGCGGCTGTCAAAGCCCCCGTTGCCGCTGCGTGAATCATCTGTGCAACCGCCATTGCGATATGAATTCCTTTGCTGATTGCACTAATAGCATTTGCCGCCAACTGTGCCCCATAGTAAACAGCTAAAGCCCCGGCTACACCGTAAATGATAGGGGATAGCCACGACCAATTTTCACCAATGATTTCAGCAACGCCCACAAGCAAATCAAAGATTTCAAGGGCAATGCCCGCCACCATTGATAGGGCTTCAATCGCATTGTTCACAAAGCCCTGAAACGCTTCACTATTGGCAATTTCATTCATTCTTTGAAGAACGGGCTGAAACGCCATTAAAGCGGTATTTTGAAAGGAAGTCCAAATCTGCGAAAAGGTTTTCGGCATCTGTTCAAATTTTGCATTGGTATCATCAGCCGCCGCAAACATAGCCGCCTTTACAATGTCAGCGGTGATTAGTCCTTCCGCTGCCATATCCTTTAATTGCCCCTTTGGAACTTCCATATAATCAGCAATTGCTTGAATGATATTCGGGGCTTGCTCCAAAATACTGTTGTATTCCTCACCACGAAGAACGCCTGAACCCATTGCTTGTGTAAGCTGCAACATAGCGGCATCAATGCCCGCTGCTTCCGTTCCGGCAATGGTGAATTGCTTGTTCACTTGTTCCATGAAGGCAATGATTTCTTCCGAACTGCTGAACGCATCACCCGCCATAAGCCCAAGTTTGGAAACGGCATCAGCGGTTGCCTGATAACTGCCCCTTGCCCGTTCCGCTGAAAGATAAATCATGTTCTGCAAATCCTGTGTGGTTTGCAGCCCGTCATTCATCAAATTCAAGCGGGCGGTTGTGGAAGTAAGCTGATCCGATAAGTTCAACGCCGCTGAAAGGGTTTGAATTGTAGCGTATGCCGCAACCGCCCCCTTGATTGTCTGCATTAGTTCATTGGCTTCATTTGTACCTTCTTCAATTTCACGGTTGAACCGCCCTTGTTCGTCAACATTATCACGGATATATCTTTCAGTATTGCCTATTGTCTGCGACAACCGCAAATAGGCTTCATTTGCCGCCTGAACATCCATGTTATCAACAGCACGGTTCAAATTCTGCTGTTCTTGAACTGCCTGATCTAATTGCCCCCGCAACTGTTCCAATTCTGCATTTGCGGTGTCTGTACCCATATTCAGGGGGTTGCTTTCGATTGTCTGAATACGCTGCTGAATTGCTTGCAAGCGGCTTTGCATATTGTTCATATCGGCAACAGCATTTGCCGGGAACAAATCAGTTTGTGCCGCTGTTTCTGCAATCCGGCTTTGGGTTTGGTTCAAAGTGTTCAACATATTGTTTGCACTTTGAACTTCCTGTTCAAATCGTTCCACCCCGGAATTTGTGAAAACTTCCAAGGTGTCAGATTGCCAATGAACCGGAACTTCCACGGGTTCGGGCTGTTCCGGTTCAATCGGCACATCAACAGGGGGTGGCTGCTCCACCAAAGGATCAGGCACATCCGGCTGCACGGGAAGCACAACCGGGGCTGAACTCTGCGGGGCGGTAGGTGTTTGTGTTTCAGGGGTTTCAATCCCTTGCATAGCTGCATCCAACTGTTGAACTGCAATAGTAGCCTGATTGATTGAATCTCTTGCCGCTTCAATGGAAGCCGTATCAACGGGGCTGTTCATTGTTTGGTGCAAATCTTCCATAGCGGAAAGCCCCAAATTTACGGAATTGATAACCTGATACAAAACGCTTGTAAAGTTATCTTGTAATTCAATCGCTGTTCTGATTGTAGCCATGCGGATCACCTACCTTTCTTTTTGGATTTACTTTCAATCTTCTTTTTCTCTTTTTTGTCAGCTTCCATTTTCACCTTGATTGCCGCCACGGTGAAAGCCTTTTCTTCTTCATCCATAGCAAGGAAAACGGAAGGTAGAATGTGAAGTTTCAGAAGGGCATAGTAAGCAAAGTTCGCTTCCCAATCCCCTTCTTCAATTAGTTTTTTGCTTCATTCACCTTATCTTCAAAGGAAACATTGAAGCCCTGAAACTTCTGAACGAAAGCCGCCAAATCGTTATATTCGCCGGGATCGTCAACCATTGCCATCAGCAAATCTTCCGGGGTTTTCACGCCGTAGGAATCCTGCAATTCGGAATCGAACAAATCAGGCACAACCACGGAAGCCGCAATCATACGCTGAATGTAAAGGCTGGATTTCAGTTTCGGGCGGTACATATTCGGCTTGCCCGTTACCGGAATATCAATGGTGCAATTCTCCCTGATTTCCTCATTCTCTTTGGAAGAAATGTGTTTGAACTCCCATTCAAGGGGATTGCCCTTCTCGTCACAAAGGGATTTTGTTGCCGGGTAGAACCCGTTTTCCTTCACGGCTTTGTTAGCCTTCATAAATTTTGCGAATTTAGACATTTTACATCTTCCTTTCATTATTTATCACGGAATAGGCAAAACCCCTTATATGGGCTTATATAAGCCGCACACAAGGGGTTTCAGCCCTTCCATTGGTTGTTAGTTCGTAAGAAATCCTTCAAGGTCTTTGAAGGCTTCCGGCATCTTGAAATCTTCAAAGGTGAAATCCATATCTTCATCAAGATATTCACCATCTGCATCAAACTTTGCCAGCACACCGCCGTCAATGTTGCAATCCATCAGGATCATTGTCTGTCTGCCAGCCCCGGAAGTGGGATCTTCATTTGAAATCTGAATTTCAAAATAAACATCTTCCCCGGTTTCCTTGTACTGCAACATCATCTGCCGGAAAATAGAAGTATTGTAGTGGAAGGTTGCCGAACCCGTACCTTTCCAGCCGGAAGCCTTGTTGCCCTTGCCCGTCTTGCCAAGAATGGGAACTTCCGTTTTGTTCTTCTCAAACTTTGCTTCAAGGTTGATAGCCTGCATAAAATTATAGCGGCGTGTTCCGATAGTCACGAAACATTCAGCCAAAGCCGCAAATACTGTGTCTTTGGCTTTCATAACCACATTACCATTCATTCTATTTCACCCCTTCCTTACGCCACTGTAACGGTCATATATAACTTGCTCATAGCATTTACAACCGTTACAAGGTCATTTACCACCACGGATTTCTTTGTGTTGCCCTGTGTAACAGCCACATCAGAATCCGAAAAGTTTTCAATCGCCCGGATTTCCTGCATCTGTTCATGGTGTTTCACAATATCCGACCAAAGGGAAATTCTTCCCGCTGCATCATTGGGAACAACGCCCAAATACTTTGTGTTGAACAACACCGCAATATCATTTGCGATCTGATCCATCACACGCACGGTCTGATTGTCCTTGAAAATATCGCCCTGTGTATCGGAAGTAGTAACCATTGTGTTAATATCTTCCAACACACGAATATCAGAACCGACCTTGTGAAGCGTAAATTCCCCGGCTTTAATTGCCTTCTTCAACTCGTTCTGTGTGTAGTTTGCATCAACGGTAAATTCACCGTTGTAAATCCTGTTCTGATTGCTCTTGTTTACCTCACAACCAGCGGAAGCACCTGTTACCCAATAAACAAGGCTTGCTTCACTCCAACCTGCATCAAGCACACGATTTTTCACGCTGATTGTGCCGTAATAGTCAGCCGCCTTGTTGTAAAGCACAAGCTGGAACTTGATACCCATTTCATCACGCAAACGCTTGACGAAGGAAGCAAATAGCCCCTTTGTAGTATCGTCTGTTACCACAACGCCCATTGTGTTATAGGTGTAGGCTTCAATCTTATCAAGATAAGTCTGATAAGCTGTTCCGTCAACTGTGCCGTTCTCGCCACCGGAAAGGGGTGTTGCAGCCGTTACCGCCAGCGTTGCGGAAGCCTTGAACTTGACAAAATCGTTTGCGATCAGGTCAGCCGCCGTTGCAACCGTCTGTTCGTCAACAACCGCTGTATCAAGTACGGTTTTCACATCAAACAGGGTTTCATCATCAGCATTTACCTGAATTGTGATTTTCAGGTCATTGCCACGAACCCCGCCATAGAGGGCTTCCGCAAAGGTATTTGCTGCCTTTGTCCCCCCGGAAGTCAGTTTGTACGCATAAAGGGTTTGCGTGTTCAGGAACAAATCACGAAGCCCTTTCAATCTCTCGTGTGTGTAATCATAGCCGAAAATTTTCAGGCTGTTCTTTTGAAAATCGCCGTTGGTTACTTCAAACACTTCACCGTCAATGCCCCAATCCAATTCAAGGGGCATTGTTGCAATACCCCTTTCGGAAAGGGCGGCATTTGCAGAAGCTGCCGAAATGAAATTGATATATGCACCCGGCAATTCTTTGTTCTGTGTAACGAAAGTTCCACCGCCTAAAGCCATGTTATTTCACCTGTCCTTTCATATATTTTTCAATCATCTGTTCAACGGTTTCAACCGTGTATTGCTTATTAGGGGAAAGAAGGGTATTCACAATATCCTTCCTGCCCTGAAATCGTTCAGCCGCAAGCAACTGTTCTTTTGAAAATAAATTTTCAATTTTTTTCGGCTCGCTTGCGGCGGCGTTAGTTTTCTTTACCGCCATTCACATCACCTTATCCTTTCACGGTAACATTTTCAGAAATTTCTTCCATAGCATCAGAAGC